GGACAGGTGGTCAGGAGGGTGTCCAACTTGGACTCTACCCTCCCGATGACCTGGCCGATCTCGTACAGAGAGGGCTCAGGGTTCGGAGCGGTGTTACGCCTGCCCATGGTTAGGCCTTGATGATGTACATGAGGCACATCCACGGGCCTCGGTTGTCGAACTTCCCGTCCGCACCAACGTCAGTAGTCTTGTAGTCAGGCCAGGAGCTTTCTTCCATACCAGGGGGTGCCTCCCATACGTCTTGGGCTCCCGCCCCACTTTTGGCAGTACTCTGTGCGGTGTGCGTGTGGTCGATGTCAATTTCGTGATCGCCGCCTTCAGCACCAATGGTGTCGAATGGGGACGCATCGCCGTAGCCACGGGGGACCAGGCCTTCCATGTTCGGGAGCTTGAAGGAGTCCCCACTCTCACCGAAGGTCGTCCCGATGACAGCGAAGAGGTCGGCGTAGGTGGTCTTGCTGACGTAGCCTCCTCCACATTGTAGCCAGCCGGTGGGAGGCGTGTCTGTGGGCCACATGACGATGGAGCCTGTCGGGCCTGTCGGCCCCTGTGGGCCGGTGTCACCCTGGTCACCCTGGATACCTTGGTCACCCTGATCGCCCTGATCACCTTGGACACCCTGCTCACCCTGGATGCCTTGGGCACCCGTTGCGCCAGTAGCCCCGGTGGCCCCGGTATCGCCTGTGTCCCCGGTGGGACCGGCAGGCCCAGTCAGGTCCTCGGGTTCCTGGATGTCCCAATTGCCCTCGTCGTCCACCACGAGCATCTTCCCCACGTCGAGGATGGTCGGCTCGGGGAGGTTACCGGTCTCAAAGGTCAGGTAGTTCACGCTATCGACAGCCTCGGTCGCCCGGTCCACGGCCTCCTGGGCAGCGTAGAAGTTCTGGAGGGCCGACGAATTGAGGTCACCCGCCCCGAGCGTCCCGGCGTTGGTGAAGGTGATCTCGCGGCCTGACAGGTCGGTGTTCCTGCGGATACGCACGGTGGCGTCTTCCGCAGCCCCGGTGACCAGTTCGACGGTCTGGGAGTTGTTGAGGGACCACTCGGTGGTGTAGACCTTCACCACGCCGTCCACGGTGACCGTCAGGTCCGTCACGTCGAGGTACGGGAAGGTGAAGGGGAACAGCGTCTGGGATGCAGTCGCCGTGTAGTCTTCGTATGAGTACGCCATGATTAGCTCCAGGGGACCGGGCTGTACGCCTCCCGGTCCCCGTTAGTAGGTTGGGGTTACTGGTTGAGGGCCTCTGGGCCGAATCGTTCGACCAGGGACCGCCGCTGCTTCTCGGCTTGGAGGGCCTTGTGGTACTCGGGGTACTCCTTGAGGACCTTTCGGTAGGCCCGAGAGCGGAAGCGTCGGAGAACCTTCTGAATCATGTCCACTCGAGGGCTTGAGTAGTCTCCCTCCGCGAACTGAGGCAGGGCCTTGTACTTGTCGGACCCGATGACCTCGCCCAGGAACTCCTTGAGCTTCCGGCCACGCACGGTGACCTCGCCATGGAGTTGCTGGAACCTGTCGTAGGCGTCCTGGCCCTTCTTGGACTTGTACTCCCGCATGTCCACGCCACCCATCTCAGGGCGGGCCGGAGCGAACCCGTGGCCGAGGCCGATCAGTTCGTCCTTGACCTCGTCCGGGAGTTGCTCGGAGTAGGACATCGGGTTGATGGCGTTCCACCTAAATCCCTGCGTGGAACTGATGGGCTCCCCGTACATATTGCGGCGGGGGGCCAGCTTGTCGGACAGACCGGGGATGCGGTTCATCACCTCATCGACCATCCCTCGGGTCTCCCGGAGGGCGTCATCGGTGAACCCCTGTCGCATGTCGCGGACGGAGGCGGGGATGTAGGACCCGATGCGGCGGGCTGCCCAATCGCTCATCCGGGTGTCTGGGCTCTGGATGGCCATGATGATCTCGGAGAGACCTGACAGGTACGTCTTGGACGTCAGGTTTTGGGAGATCGCCACGCCGAGGGCGGCAGTGACCTCCTCGATGTCATGGTCTTCAGCCCCACCGCTGAGTTCAGCGATGTCGGCCACGAGGCCCAGGAACATCCCGAAGGGGTCTAGCCGGTTGAAGCTGATATGCTGCTTCTTCCCGTCCTCCCCGTCCAGGACGAGGGAGTAGGGCTGCCAGCCGGTGTCCTTCTTCATGGCCCGCATCTCTCGGTTGCCGGGGCCACGTCCGGTGATCTTTCCTTCGGCAGCCAGGGTAGCGACAGCCATGGTGTACATCAGGCCCATGCCCTGCTTGCCCCGAGCCGAGGCCACCCGCATGGGGTTCCCGCTTTTGAGGTCGTCCATGAACCCCTTCTGGAGGTACTGGAGCCCCGGCAGACGCTGCCAGACGTAGCGGGCGATGTTGACCGGGGTCCTGACGAAGGGGATGGCGTACCGGAGGACGGGAGCCCTGCGGTGAATCAACTCTTGGAGTCCCTTACCGAGCCCGTACTCCAGGTCATTGGTGTACGTCACGTCACGGGCGTACTCCAGGGCCTTGGGGTTGGTCGAGGCCCCGGTGATGTCGTCCACGGACTCCCTGAACTTCCTGGCGATCAGTTCGGCTGTTGCCTCCTTGTCCAGGCCCTTCTCCACTGCCTCGGCCATGGTGTCGGCGTAGACCATCGAGCGGTGGTTGAGTTGCTTGAACAGTTCGTCGGAGGTCCCGAGCATCCGAGAGGGGAAGTTAACCACGGCACCTAGACCGTCCAGAGCCCACTTAAGGGGACCCTTGGTCTTGCCCCAGGTCGCCCCGGAGATGGCCTGACCCACAACCTCGCTCTTGATGTTACCTGGGTCCAGGAGGGACTTCCCGGCCTTGAAGGCCCTTCCGGTGGCCGAGAGGGCCTCGGGGACTTTGAGGGACATATTGGCGGTGTCCACGAAGTCGAAGGCCTGGCGGGCCAGTCCACCGTACAGGCGGGCACCCATCTGGCGGGCCTCCCGGCTGCCGGTGAGGAAACCCCCGAGGGCGATCTCGGCGGGACGGACGAGGGTGTTCAGGAGGTTGGACGCGAAGTTCACCTCATGGGTACGAAGCCCGGACAGCAGGGCGTTGTACCACCACTCGTCATGCACGGCGACGATCTTGCCTGTGAGCCGCTGGTTAGCCAGCCGAAGCAGGGCCATGGACTTCCCCACGTCGCCATGGGAGGCTGCCATGAGCCCGGCCAGTTTTTCGACCTCGCCTGACTTGAGCATCTGCTCGGCCACCTCCGCTGTTTCGGCCACCGCTTCGGCACTCGGACCCACAACGGCCCGGCCTGCGGTGGTCGCCCTGGCCACGTCGGCCCGGACAGGGAAGTAGTCTTCCAGGTATTTGAGGTAGTCTACCCACTGCTCCCCAAACGCCTTGAGTTGGGCGGCATCGCCACTGAGGGTGGCCTTCATCGCGGACTTGCCGAGGTCATTTAGGAACCCCTGGTTGACCACCTTACCCGCTGCCATCATAGGCCCGAGCATCTTGGAGCCACCACGGGCATCCCGGAACCACTTGCGGACGAACTTGCGGTCCAGCCCGAGAACTTCCGCTATGGCTTGGATATGCTTAAGGTAGTCCTTCTCGCGGGGGGTCTTGCCCACCCGGTCCAGTTCCGGCCACCGCTCGTTGAAGCGGGACATGAGGGACTCGTAGATGGACTTGGCAGACTCGGAGTTCCAGTTGTCGGCACGGATGTCCGTCTTACTGATCGCGGCATCCAGGTCGGCCCCGGACTTCGCCTTGGTCACGATGTCATCGACCACCTTGGCCATGTTGGCCTTGGACAGAGCCTCGGCCACGTCGTCGGGGTTTTCCAGGGCACCGTAGAGGTACTGCTGCATATCCGCAGCGGTACCCATGGCGTTGCCATCTGCACCTACATGGGCCTTGGAGACCGCCTCGTCGGCGGTGGAGGTGATACCCTCCTTGACCAACTGCTCCGCGATCTCCTCGTCGGCCAACCCCGCTGCCTTACCGGCCCGGAGCTTCTTGAGGCCCTTGAGGCCCACCAGGAGTGGGCTGATGATCGCAGCCAGGCCCAGGCCTTCCAGCACGTTCTTGAACCGGCCCTCGATCTCGCTGTCCTCTTCGTCGGCGGCGAGGTAGTCGGTGACCGGGTTGGACAGGGCGGGGAACTCCTCGATGAGGTTGGCCAGCCGCTGCTCGTGGCCCTGGAAGCTGATGAGGTCGGCCATGGCTCCCTTACCGAGGGCGAAGGCCCCCTTGGCAAGCTTGCCGCCTGCGGCGACCTTGGCACCCAGACCGGCCATGCCCAGGACCCCGCCGCTTACAGCGAACCCCAGGCCAAACTGGACTGCCACTTGGAGCAGTCGCCCGGCCATGGTCTCGGAGGCTTTGAGCTTCGGGAGGACCAACTTCTTGAAGTAGTAGTCCCCGTCGTCCTGGTCCTCGTCGGTGAACTGGTCGTAGAGCCACAGGCCTCCGTTGAGTACTTCGCCGCCCAAGTTGGCGACGGACTCACCGAAGCCGATGGCCCCGTTTGCTGCTCCCCGCCCGAGGTCGGTAATCAGACCGGGGTCTTCTTCACCCGCAGGCGAGATAGGATTGGGGAGACCCTCGGGTGCCCCCAGAGCGGGCGTTGTGCCCGCCTGGAGGTCCGGGGAATCGTTGAGATACTTGGAAACGTCAAGAGACAAGGCTCACCTCGATTCTTGAAGGGTTACTTGGGTTGTTTCTCAAACTCCATCCACTGCTTGTGCTGCGTGGCGATGAAGTTGTCTTGGTCGGTCTCGGGGATGCCAAGAGCCTCCATGACTCGCGCCAAGACGGAAGTGTCCTCGTTCTGCTGATGCTCCCGCAGGAGATCAAACCAGGCCTTCTGGCTCGGGACGACGAACTGTTTAGACCCGTCAAAGGTCTTGGGTGGCGAGGCGAGGATGGCAGCCGGGGTGGTCGCCTTCCCTGCCTTGACCAGACCGTGGGGGTCTCTCTTGTAGCCGTAACGGTAGGGGAGCATGGTCTCGGTGTAGTATCGCTTGAGGACCTCGTCGGTCCAGACGCTCTCCGTAACCACTCGGCGGTGCATATACTTCTCAATGTGGCGAAGGGTAGCCAACTTCCCACCGAAGAGTCTCTGCTGCTGTGAGCGAAGGGCACCGGAGAGAACCGGGTGACCTTTGAGTCTCTGAGACAGCGAAGTCTCCAGGAACTCGGCGTACTTACCGGCGAGCTTGCCAGTTTCCTTTTCGGTGATCTTTAGTCTGATACCGCCAGACTCCAGAATCCCTTCCGCAAAAACGTGCATCCGGTTCTCTTCCGAAGTTAGGTACTTCTCCTTCCATACCAGAAAGGCCTCATCGTCCTTGAGCATCTCAACCAGGGCCTGTCGCCTTTCGGTTGGAGTCTTCCCGGAGAGAAGTTCAAACTCTTGGAGTTGGAGAGACAGCTCCATTAGCTGAGTGTTCCTGGTGATGTCCTTGTTCTGAACATCTTGGAAGGAATTGAGGAGGGCCTCGGCCTTCTCCGGGGTGTCCGCTCGGTACCCCGCTACATCCTTCGCGGGAATGATGGAGGCGACGTTGAGCATCTGCCGGATGGTAAGCCCGGAGGTCACTGCCTCGGGGACCTCGGCCTCTGGAACGGTGAGGACCTGCTCGGCTTCCTGAATGGTCTTTGCGGTGGAGGGAACGAGGAAGGTCTCCTGCACCTCATTAAGCCGCTTTGTCTTCGCCTCTGGGTCCTCCTCGGGCACCGTGATGGGGTCACGCCCTAGACGGGCGATAGCTTGGTCCACCCGCTTCTTGACCTCGCCTGTGAGGAACTTGTCTTTCTCAGAGTCATCCCACTCATCGAGGGTACCGTTAGCGAAGCGGTTGGCGATCTCCTGCTTGAACTTCGCCGCGGCGGCACGGACAGTCTCGGACAGGATACGCCCGGCTTCCACTTGCCCGTTACGGATGCGGGGGTCGTTGGTCACGTCAACGCTGTTGGGGTTAATGTCCTGGTCCCCACCCCGCATGGCGGCCAGTTCGGCGGCGATCTTGTCGCGGTGGGCCGCCATAGCGTCCCGTGCAGCGTAGCTGATGTCGTCCCGGAGGGTCTTAAGGCTGGCCTGGATGTCCTCGTCCTTCCTGTAGGCCTTGAGCCAGGAGGGGCGGTTCTGGGCCATCTCACGGACCTGGAGATACCTCTCCCGGCCTTGGGGGCCTGCACCAAAGACACCACTGAGCCAATCCTCGTCCACGTCTTCCGGGGTCACCCGGACGTCGGGGTCCATGATGTCCGTCACGAGGGCTGAAATGAACTGCTCGTCTGCGGGGGCTTCCCTGTCATCCCGTCGTGCCTGGACCTCAGCGAGATACTGCCTGCGGAGCTTCATGGCGTAGGCGGGGTGTCTGGCTTTGAGGACCTTGAACGCATCATCGGAGTCGATGTCCTTGGGCGAAGGAAGGTCGAGGGTGTCGAGGGAAGCGATGACGTCGTCGTGCATCTTTCGCTGCTCGTCCCGCCTCTTGCGGTCTTCCTGAGCCCACTCGTGCCTCTCCAGTTCCGCATGACGCCGAAGGTTCCCGAGGGACGCCTGCTGCATCGCTACGGCATACCGAGGAATCTTCCCCAGGTTGTTACCCTTGGTGGTCTCGATGTTATTGAAGAGTTCCTCCAGCTTGTCGGCCTCATCAGGGGTCTCGGCCAGAGACATCCGGTTGACCAGTTGGGTCACCAACATATCGTTCATCTCTCGTCGGGTGACTCGGCCCTGGGCCTGCTCAAGGAACTCCCCGAGCCGCTGGTTCATCTCCTTGCCCACCAGATCAGGGGACCAAGCATCTGCGCCAGTGTGGGAGTCGATGGTGCCCCCCAGGTTCTCGGACATGGTCTCTTTTAGGACCGTGACCCGCCTGGCCTCGACGTACTTCTCGTGGTCTTGGGTGTACCGGAGCTTCAACTCGTTGGCGTAGCGTCCCCATGCGGCAGCGTAGGCGGCCTGGTCGGTGGGGGTGTTCTTGGCGTCGTGGAAATCCCCGAGGGCGTTGTCGATGAACTCCTGCATGAGAACCCCACCGTCGCTGCGGGTGGTGTCGGGGTTCTTGTAGAGGTCCGAATTAAGGTAGGCCGCCCTTAGCCCGGCGTTGGCTTCCACAAAGTGGGCCTCGGCCACGCGAGTGAGGTAGGCATGACGGACCTTCTCAGTCTCGTCCAGGAAGGGGTGGTCCGAGACCAGGTCCTTCCACGCCCGGCCCTGGTTGAGAGGGTCGCTGGCGAGGGAGACCGCCTTGGTGACCAGTTCGTCCCTGGCGTCGTCGAGCCGCTCCTGGGCGTACTGCCCGAGCTTCTTGTTGACGTTGCCCAGGGCCGTGGCCAGGGAGCCTGCGAGGGTGTTCTTGGGTTGGATGTAGGGCCTGCCCACGGGGGCTGACCGGGTGGGGACGAACCCGTCGTACTGGCGTCCACCCCCTCCGGCAGGCCGGGTGATGTGGGGGGCAGCCAGTTCAGGGGCGTCAACCCTCTGCTTCTTCTGTCGTGCCATTACTTCTTACCCTTCTGCCGAGTGTTCATGTTCTGGGCGGCGGTGATGGTCGGGTTCCAGTTGACCTTGAGGGCCTCCCCGAGGAGACTTGGGTGCTGCACCGGGGCGGCGATGTAGGGCTGGACGGCCTTGGCCCGGCCCTCGGCCTCAAGTCGGGCTGCCTCGCCACGGGCCTCACGCTGCCTGCCGGAACTCTCCAGGTCGAACGCGATGGACTCGGTGAAGGCTGCCTCCTGGGACTTGTAGTCCGCGATGAGGGCGTCCAGGGACAGCCCCGCCACGCCCGCCTCACCGGCAGCCGCCTGGGCCGTGGCCCTCGCACGGGCTGCCTCACGGGCCTGTTGGGCACCCTGGCGTCCCGCTGCGTCGGCCTCCTGGTCGGCGGTGATCTGCTCCCCGTACATGACGTTCAGGAAGTTGTCCCGAGCCGCCTGGGCGTTCTGCTCGATCTGGGCGTTCTGGGCGGCACCCACCTTCTCCTGGTACTTGGTCTGGGCGTTGGCCATCTGCTGCTGGCTGTAGAAACTCCCACCGGCAGTTGCGGCACCGATGGCGGCAGTCGAGATTAGGATTGTGAGGGGGTCACACATTCGGGTGTCCTCCAGAAGCTAAGGAAAAGGCGTTCGTCGCCGGTGTTGATGTCTTTGCGGAACTCCACGTCCTGGAAATCAAAGCCGCACCACTGGAGCCACTTGACGTGGGTCACGTTGCGGGCGTCCACGGAGTTCATAAGGTGGGGGTAGGTGTCGTTGAAGTGGTCGATGATACCCTGGCACGTTCGCAGGAACTGATGGGTGACCAGTTCGATGGCCGGGGTGGCGACCATCCAGATGCAGGCGACGTTGGCCTGGTCGTGGGGGAACCCCGGAGGGACCACACCCAGGACACCGGCCACCTCGTCTTCCACCAGGATCGTCAGGGCGGGCTTGGAGGCATGGATGCCGGTCTGCAAGACCCCCAACAGGCCATCCTCGTGTGTGCTGACGAGGAGTTCACGCCGGTCTTCTGGCCTCAAGTTAGGCAGAATGACCTCGGCGTCTTTTAGGGTAGCTTCTCTGAGGATGGCCTGTGGGGTTGTCATGTCTGGTTATCTCCCTGCGGACTGCGAAACGTAGAGTGCCTCAAAGGCGGCATTGAGGAAACTGCTCGGTAGGTGGGTGTCGTTGACCAGTTCGATGGTGACCTGGTTGGCCACGGACTGCACGGGGAAGCGGAACACTCCGCTCTTGAGGACTATCTCCCCGGTCTGGTTGTCGGCGGTCCCGAGGACACGCGAGGAGAAGTCGTACTCCCAGGTGTCACGGGCCACGGGGGTGACCTCGACGGTGAAGAACCCACTGTCGGAGTAGGCCACGGACCACCGCTTGAGTTGGAGTCGGCCTGTCAGGACGGGCACCGTGGCTCCCTTTGGGGTCTGCTTCCGCAGGACGGCCTCGGAGAACGTGTACCGCATCTCGTAGGGCACCCCAATGTAGACCTCTGTGGTCGTCAGGTCGCCCTCGACGGTCAGTTCGTTGTCGTTGGCGAACGTGGTGTCCAGCACCGTGCCCACCGGGGGCATGTCCTCGGCGGTCGTCTTGATGACCACCACGGGTTCGGTGTCGGTGTCGTAGGGCAGGACCCACTTGGTGGTGTTGGTCCCCGCCGTGTAGGTCGGCCCGGTGCAGGCGTCGTCGTCCACTCGGCGGTCCAGGTGGATGAGGTAGGTCTCGCCGGTGTCGGACTGCCCTGGGGCGAAGTCGAGGGACTCAAGGTAGACCTCGTCGTCTGCGTCGTACTGGACCACCAGGTAAAGGACGGTCCCCTCAAACTCCATGGAGAGGATGTCCCCGGTGAAGGTGAACTTGGACCACGAGCTTTGGAGCTTGTCGTCGCCCTGCCAGTAGTACTTGTAGACGTACAGGACGCTCTGGTCCTCGTCGGCCAGCACGGCCAGCACGTCGGCACTGGAGGAGGCCACCATCTTGATGATGTCACCCTCGATGTAGGCAGGAATGTGGGCCGACACGTCGGCGGCATCATTGGAGTCCGACTCGGGCTGGATGAAGTACTCACGCACCCCGGAGTAGGCCCCCTTGTTGGTGGGGAAGAACACGTTCCTGCCCACGCCCACCGGAGAGGCCCCGTTGACCGACTCGTAGGTGGTCGTCAGGGTCAGGCTGGCGGTGCTTGGGGTCAGCAGTTCCCCGCCGTCGAAGATGAACTGGGCCTGGTCCGAGAAGACCAGCAGTTGCTCGTTGAACGGGATAGCCGCCCGGAGGATGTTGACCTGGGAGAAGTTGGCCGTCACGTCCACCACGTCGGAGTCCAGGACGGTCGTCATGGTCTCCCGGAAGAACTCAAAGTACTCCCCGCTGCGGGAGAAGATCAGGTTCTCCTCGGCCATGAGGCCCAGGCGGTTCTTGAAGAACGTCAGGTTGTTGACCGTCTGACCCACAAAGGAGGGGTCCGGGTTGGTCGTGGCGTCCCCGCAGGACCTCTGGCCCCAGGTGGCGGCGGCGAGGGTGAACGTACCGTCCGACTCACGGGTCAGCGTCTGGGGCATGGTCTCGGGGTCCAGGATGTACTCGGCCCCCGGAGCCACGCACTCCTCCCACACTCCGTTCCCGAAGGAGATGCCGGAGTCGTAGGTGGCGAACTTGACGAAGTAGTTGTCGGCCTTCTCCTCGCCGTCGCCCACGATCTCCACGATGGTCCCGTCAGGGGCGTGGTGGGGCAGGTCGGAGAAGCGGCGGGTGGTGCCGTTGGTGATCAGGCTCAGTTGGGTCCCGCTGCGGGGGTCATGGACCTCGGTCTCAAAGGCGGTCCCGTCGTCCTTCACGATGTGGATAACGCTGTCGGAGCGGGTGACCGTCCAGCCTGCACCCAATTCGGTGTCCAGGTCGGTGGCCAGTTCGTCGGCCAGGAGTTGGGTCTGGACGTAGTACTCGCTGTCCGCTGTGGTGTAGGAGGCCTTCTCGACCCCGTCGATGTCCACCTTGTAGTCAGCCGTGTAGGACACGGACTTGACCTCAATGATCGCTTCGTTGACCTTGGCGGTCGAGGTGGTCGAGTCCATGGCGGGCTTGACCTCCCGGTTCAGCAGGAAGGTCGTGTCGGCCAGCGTGAGGGCCGCGATGGAGTCCCTCGGGGTGGAGGTGTCCAGGTAGTCGTCGGCATCGGCGGTGACGTTGACGGTCTTTTCGGTGCCCTCCAGGTCGAAGACCTTGACCTCATTGTCCAGGACCACCACGATGTACTTCTCGTCGGCGTCCCGGTCGATCAGGTGGGTGAAGGGCTCGGTCCATGCGGTGGCCGAGAGGTTGTCCAGGTGCTTGGCGGGGGGCCGCTTGATGAGCCCCTCGACCACTGAGGACAGGGCGTTGACCTGGGCCTCGCCCTGGCTCGGGAGCCGGAGGGCAGAAGGCTGCTGGCTCACCCCGTTGATCATGTTCGGGATGGTCTCGTTGATCAGGCCCATGGGTTACCTCCTGCGGTTGGTGATTCGTTGCGAACTCGTGTCGTCCAGGAAGTTGTGGGAGTTGACCTGGGAGTCGTCCTTGCGGAGCGTGGCCAGGGCAGCGTACTCGTCGCGTTGGGTGAACCCGTCGAGTTCCTGGGAACCCACGATACCGATCTGGAAAGCCCGGCCCGCCTTGATGGTGATGTAGTTCTTAGCGGCCTCGGGGAGGTCAGCGAACTCAAAGTACCACTTGACGGTGGCCTCGACAGCCTCGGTGAACGTGTAGGTGTGGTCGGTCTTGTTATAGAGCCGGAGCCCACGCTGGACGATCTCGTCGCTGGTGAAGGTCTCGGGGATGCTGATGTGGAGGACGTTGCCAGGGACGTCGATCTGGTTGGAGGCGTTGAGGGAGAAGGGGTACTCGTCCTCGGTGTTGAAGGTCCACCCGATCAACTGCACTTCCCGGCTGGCTCGTTCCAGGGCGTTGACCGCGAGGGTGGCCTCCACAGAGAGGTTGCCTTCAAGACTGTTGAAGGGGGCCTCGCCCACCAGGGCCAGCATCCTGTTCACAGCGTCCAGCTTTGTGGTGGTAGCTAGTGTCATTGGGGGTCCTTTCGGGGGTGTGAAACCAAAAACGGGGAGGCCACCTGAGCCTCATTGAGGTAGGTAGCCTCCCCGCACAAGGAGACTTGCTTTGGTTACGTCAACGGCCAGTGCTTACGCAGAGGCGTTGATCGTGATCTCGACGGCGCACTCGGGCCGGAGGATGCCGTGACCAACGGCGTACTTGGAAACGATCAGGGTGCCCTGACGGTTCACCATGTAGTCCTGCTCGACAGCCAGGTCCATAAGCTGGACGGTGCCGACCGCTCCCTTGTGGAAGCAGATGCAGTTGGTGTCGGTGAAGTCACCGGTGTAGTCGTTGACCTCGCCGGTGGTGGCCGACTCGATGTCGGTCGAGGGGATGTTGTTCGACTTCCGAAGCTGGAAGCCACCCACCATCTTGATCGTGCCCTTGCTGATCGAGCCGGTGCCCTCGTAGTCCGCATCCATGCACTCGGGGTGCTTGGCCAGGAGGCGGTACTGCTTGGGACGCAGGATGCAGTAGCGGTCGTCCTCGGGGATGTCCGCAGTGTCCAGGGTCTCGGCAGCCAGGAAGATCGAGTCCACCAGGTTGTCCATGTCCGTGTCCGTGTCCTCGTAGGTGGACAGGGCGGTGCCAGCGGTCCCACCGGTGAGGGTGGCGTCGGCACGGGCGGCCAGGACTGCACAACGCAGGACGTAATTGTCATACGCCACGGCGAGAGCCCGGCCCTGCTCGACAGAGTAGATCGAACGGACGTCGTAGTGGTTCA